TCAATCGCTGCGATTTCTTCATCGGTTTGAGCCTCTGCCAGCGCTGCTTCTATTTGTTCAGCCCTGGTTTCTAGTCCCCTTTCCTGTTCCTCCAACTCTGCCAATAAAGCTTTTCTTTGCTCAATCTTCTTGGCTATCATTAATTGTTTAAGCATCCTTTTAACCTCTCTTTCAAATGGTTTTTTCGTTGTTCCAGTTGCCGTTGCCGGTACTGGTCAACTTCGGCTTTCCTTGCCTGTACCCCGGTTTCTTCATAAGCCGGGAAAGTACAGATAGAAACCTCGTGCAAGTCAATCTCCTGGATGGTCCACTTGACCGTGCCATCCTCTCTCCAATCTGTTACCTCCTTGAGAATGTTAAAGCCAAAACTGCACTGGTCAACATCCCCGCGTTTCACGCGTTCATAAGCATTCACGGCATCAGTGTCGTTCGGGTTAATCTTGACCCGGCCCCATAATCCATGACTATCGGCTTTGAGTTCCAACGTGCCCGACTTGTTCCTGCCCAACACTAAGGTTGTATCGTGGTTTATTAATGCCCGGATATCATTCCCCAGGGTATTATCAAATGCCCCGGGTGCTATTTCTTCAAACGCGCCAGGCCAGAGCTCCGTTTGTCGATTGAATACCGCGAAATATCCCTCAATAAACATATCCTGACTATCTGGCTCAGCGCGGGTTTTGAGTTCTGTTTGCAGGCTTCGGGTTTGCCTAATCTTCCTGTCCATCGTCGTCACCCCCTTGGATAAGTTTCTTCTGGTCGCCAATCATACCAAGCGGTATATAGTTTTCAAGGATAACCAACTCGGACAATCCTTCTTTCGGCGACATGCCCAACCAGTCTCTTACTTCATTCCCGGTCATAATGCCGCGGACATACATATTGGCTCCCACATCGGCAAGCTCTTTTATGTCGTAGGCATACAAGCTCCTGGGATTGAATTTAAAATACAGGTCTGGGCTCCAAAGTAGCTTCCTGGTCAGTTCCTGCTCAATGCTTTTGGCAAGCGGCAAAATGGTGGAGTTGATGAAATTGTTGTACTCATCTTTGCTGTACTCCCCAACACCCAAAAAGAAAGCTGGCACTCCAAATATGCCCGCCACGGTCTTTTTATCAATCTCGACCGCTTCGTTGATGGCTATGTCCTTCAAGGAAAGCGGCTTCACCTGTTCCACTTCCAGCAACTCCGCTGGAACGATCCACGGCCGTCCTGCCTCGCTGGATTCTAGATATTTCTGGTACACACCTTCCCGGCCTTCCTCGCTTGCGAGTTCGGCCGTTAAGCTGTCCACCTTCACGATAAGCGAAGGCATGTACTTCCCGGACATAAAGCTTTTTTTCGTGGCTGTTGCCTGCTTGAGATTGTTAACAATGTCTTTCAACACCACCCGGTAGCCCCTGCCTCTCCAAGGTTCCTCCGGGTCCGGATTGATAACAAAGTGTAGTACCTCATCATAGTTATATAGCCTGTCCTCGTATCTCACTTGGTAACCATCAGCGGTTGCTAAAAAGCTGACTTTTGAGGGTTGCATAGGTACCAGCTCGTCAATTAGTCCATCAGCGGTCAAGTTAGGATAAACCAAACTGTTGCCCTGGCCCTCTAGTAGCATGGTATGAACTATCCAGTACATCCAGGCTTTTCGGGTCATCAGGCTGTAAGGGTTAATATCAATTTTCCGCGACAACTCATTCCGAATTCTTATGTCCCCGTCATCGGTGTTTTGCATCAAGTAGATTGTCATGGATGAGATCAGATCAGCTATCCGGTGGACCGCCATTCTTACTTCTGGGTTGTCCGATAGTCGGGCATATCCAGGGACTGCCAATGTGTCATAGTTATTCATCAGAAACCATTCCAAAGCAGATTTAGGCTCAGCCCTTGTCTTTCGCTTTTTGGAAAACCAATCAAATACTCCCATTTATTCACCGCCTTTCAGCCACTTCTTTGCTGTGCCAGATTTAGCTAGGTTTTTGAGCATTTGCATACAAGCGAAAACAGAGGCATCAAATAAGTCGATCCTCTGCGTGGGCAACACTTTCTCATATTTCACTGCATCATCCACCTGTTCTATAGCACGAACGTTTTGAACGCAATATTCGTAAGCATCGCTGTGCAGATAATAGAATTTGCCGGCCTTCACTTTCTTTTCAATATGCCGGAAACCTTCGGACTTATAGTGGTAAAGTTGCGGCGTATCTTCTATCCGGAAACTTGCTCGTTTCATCTCAAGGAAAAACTCCCGTCCGAATTTCCGGTCAAAACCAACTTGCTTGATATTAAAGCCTTTCTTGCGCATGTCAATAAACCATTTGACAACCGTCTGGTGGTCAGTAACCGGTGAATTGGTCATCGTCAGCCAACCATCGTCCTGCCAACCAAACAGCGGGATGTTGTCTTCCTCAGCCTTGCTATGGGCCGCCACGATCGGGAAAAAGGCATGAGTAATTACTATATCAACGTCTTTGTAAGTTCCATACAAAGCTGTTGCGCAAAGGTCATGTAATTTGGCAAGGTCAGCCCCGCCATACCACTCTATTGGAAGCTTTGCTAGTTCTTCCAGTGTCCAGTTATATTTGCGGTCGCTAGCTCTAAATTCGTCGATGTTAAAATAAGCCTTCATTGCCGATGTGTAGACATTTAAGGATTTAGCAAGAAACGATTTCCTCTGCTGCGGGTCGTTCTGCGCCTGGAGTGCTTCGGTCATCAATTCTTGGGCTGAGACTGAAACATTGTAGTTAGGGTTAGCCTTTTCATGCTCAATTGGGTTTAGATAATCAACATCTCCGTTTTCATCTTCATCTGCTTTGGCGATGAAAACGAAATACTGCTCGTCCTTTACTGTGCCATCAAGTATCTTCTGGCAATACTTCATACGGTTGTAGCAGAACGAGTTCATGTTGTCGCCAGCGGTCGTGATTCCGATGCACAGACTGTTGCGGTACGCCTTGCCGGACTCCTTAATGGTGTTGTATTGGCTCGGGCTCTTGTAAAGATGCAACTCGTCCAGAATTTGGATGAGCGTGTTCAGCGAGTCCATCCTGTCACTGTTGCCGGCAATGGTCTCAATCCGCATGAAGCCTTGACCGATTTCGCCATAGATGGAGTGCTCCTGGTTATTGTCCAGGATGCGGAAATTGTCTGCTTCGCCCATTTGCCGCAAATTGAATAGTAGGAAGTTGAAGCTTTGCAGCGCCTGCTTCAGCAGGTTGCCGACGATCACGATCTCCGCACCTGAGTTGCGCTCGAGAATCCCCAACCCCCACGATAGAGCAGCCACAAACGGTGTCTTGCCGTTCTTTCGCGGGATCATAATAAACGCTTCTTTGAATCGCCTCAGCTCAGTGCCTTTGTGGTAGAACCCCAGTAGGTTGTAGACGATGAACTTCTGCCACGGTTCTAATAAAAAAGGACGCCCTCTTAATGGTCGCCCCTCCATGTCTTCGCCCTTTTGGTGAACAAAGGTCTTTTCAATGATTTGTATTACAAACTCCGGATCTTTTGTGCGGAAGTCGTAAGCTGGGTTCTCCAGGTCCCGCAGAAACCGCTCGCACATTTCCCGGGTTTCTTTACAGGCTATTTTGCGCCCCTCAACCACGCTTCGCGCATACTCCAATACTATGTCATAGTTCTTTGGTTTACTTTTCGAGGGCACTCAGCACACTCGCTAACTTTGATTTTGATTCTTGCTCAACTGTTACAGTTTCAAATGCCTTTGGATTCAGGCACAGGCGATCTGAGTATTGGAGTATATCTTTCCGCAGAGTTTCTAGCGTCGCAACGACTGGCGCTTTCTTTTTCCCACCGGCTCCCGTTTCAACTTCGTAGACGCAGCCGCCGGCCTCAAACTCTTCCAGGGCTTCCAGGTACTGGTGGACAAGGCCGGCGTAGATGTCAATCAGTCTGTTGAACTGCGGCTTGTGGACACCGAGCTCTTGCATGTCTTTTATCGTCCTAAGTTTGATGGACTCCTTCGTCGGCACCTTCGCCACCTCGCCTCACCTCCCAGAATTTTTTTGCGAGAAGCGCGCTATTGGAAAAGGT